CCTTTTACAAATCCTGGTGATGCATTTTCAATTGCATCGTCGATCATTTTAGTATCGTCAACAGCTTGACCACCCATAATCTTAGATCCTTTAGGTATCTCTTTACCTTGCATATCAATAATCTTTGCAGACTGTGTGCCTCTAATTCCTGTTCCTGTTGTAGGTTGTTGTAATTGTTCAAACACCATCTCAACTTGTCTTTGTTGATCATCTAAATATTTTTGTTGAGACTTTGTGAGTTGCGCACCAGAAGTTCGAGCTTCTTCTCTTATGGCTCTGATTGCACCGCCCATTTTGTTAACATCATCAAAAGATTGAAACTCAAAAAATTTTACAACTTTAGGTAATTTACCAAGACCAAAAAATGCTTTTATAACTGACATTATTTTCTACTTTTAAATTTTTTCTTTAGAACTTTGTCATAAGTTTCAGGATCCATAATATACTGATCACTCTTGACTTCACCTATTCCTTTTATTTTTATTTTTTTATTTTGAAGTGATTTGGGAAGATTTCTATTTCTTCTTGTTCTAATAGAATCTAACAGCTTATCTTTTCTTGCAGCTGGTTTTAATACAACTCCCATTCCTTTTGTAATTATACCCATTATTTAACCTCTGATTTTTTTATGTATCGTTTTAATACGTTTCTTTGATCTACTGTACGAGCGCCTTTCCTAGGTGGAAATTTAAACTCTAACTGTTTTGGATTTTTTTTTGGTTTTTGATATTTTTCTCTAAATAATTTACCTTGTCCTCTTTTTCTAGGCATGTAGGGTTTCGTTGAAAAACCTGTTAAAGGTCCTCCAACATATCTATAAGATGTTTTTTTACGACCCTCTGAATCAAGGGTTACGTTTTTTACTTTAGTTGTTCTTCCAGATTTTTCTAAATTAGAAACTCTTTTTTCTTTATAATATTTTGGTTTTAATTTTCCTTTAAGAATTGCTCCCATTCCTTTTGTAATTATACCCATATCAATAATATCTCCTTTTAGGTTTCTCTGCCTTTTCATCTACGTAATCTTCAGGGTGACCGATCAGACCGCCCTGCCTGAATCGCATAATCGCTTGTGTCGTAGAATCCACAAGGTCATCATGATCGCCATATGGGAATGCTGCGCATTCTTCAATGACCTCCTCAGCAAATTTTTGCTCAGGAGCCCATACCATACCAGATTCAAATAAAGGTGCAACTGCATTTACACGGGCATGCTTGTCGTTGCCTTTTGACGGGGTAAAGTTGACGACCGGTATATCCATCTTCCTCAACTCGTATGTAAGTGGCAAACCACTAGCTTTTGCTTCCACAATAACTGTTTCAGGCTGCCAATATTTATATTGGTCAAGGGCCAATCTTCTAAGTTCTGGAAACTCGTACCGACCTTTTATAGCATCTAATAATATTAGATTAGCTCCTTCGTCTTCTGACGGATAAAATATACCCCATGTTGTAATAGCAGAGTAATCTGCTGTTTCTTTTTTAAGAAAAGCTGTATCGTAAGATTGTATAACGTGATGTAGTTGTGGAATAGTTTCATTATCATAAACACGCCACCATTCTCGTTTTAATATTGCACCTTCCTCACTAGTTGGTTGTTGCATCCATTGTGCGTTCCATTTAGCAACGGGTAGTGTTGCTTTAACCTTTTCTAATTCGTCTTGCTTCCAATACTCAGGCCATACTGGTCCGTGGTCCATGATCGCTGGAAATTCGACCACGTGCCATTGATCAGCTTTTACTTCACTTTGATTCTTGACCAACATACCTGTTAAATCTTTAGTAGACCATCTAGTCATGACCAAAACTATTTTACCACCTGGTTGTAGACGTTGACGAGGACCTGACGTGTACCACTCGTATGCGGACTCCAATGATTTACTTGACATTGCATCTTGTTCCGAGTGCGGATCGTCAATGATTAATAAATCTGCACCACGGCCCGTGATTGCACCGCCAACACCAGCTGCAAAATATTCACCACCCTGTGATGTCTCCCAACGTCCTGCTGCCTTAGAGTCTTCTTGTAGAGTTGTTTTAAAAATTTTACTGTAGTCTTCTCGATCAATTAGGTTCTTTGCTTTACGACCAAATCGTATTGCAAGTTCTGCCGTGTGCGTTGCTTGAATGATCTTGAGCTTTGGATCACGGCCCACCATCCATGCTGGCAAAAGATAAGATGCAAATTCTGATTTGGTATGCCTCGGTGGCATATTAATGATTAGCCGGTTTATTTCACCCGTAGCCAATTTATTAAATTTATCTGCAATGTGTCTGTGGTGGGACCCCTCTACAAAATCAGGCCATACACATTTAACAAAAGATAAAAAGTCATTCTTAGCTTTATTCTGTATCTTTTTTTCTGCGTGCATGACTTGAAGTTTTTTGAAGGTTTTCCTAACATCTGCAGGTAATTTTTCTATATTTACCTTATTCAAGTCCATGGTACCAATATGTTTTCAGTATACATGAATGTGTAAATTAAGCAATACAACCTAGAGTAGTGGGACCCCTTTGTACAAAAAAGGGGGGTCGGGGCACAACTTATAATTGATTTTTGGATTGGGTTTGGGACCCATTTTGGACACATATCCTATTGACAATAGGATTATACAGGAACTGTAGCCCTAGGCGCGTTAGCGCCTAGGGTTCGTGGTTAACTAGCCCAAATCTTTTGGGCTGATTTTTTTATTAGGATAGCGGGACCAACAACAAAGTCGTTACGACCTGTAATAAAGTTATCGTTATCAAAAGTTTCCTTCCATAACTTTGTTGCCTGTTTGTTGACTGGTAATCCCATTAACTTACCTTCTTCGTTAATGATAAGATAATCGCCGTTTGGGAAAGGGATTCCCTGAACGTATCCGCCTACAAAATCCTGAGCCGATTTTAATGTCGGCTCATTCTTTACATCATCAATAATAACAAACTCATTTGCGTCAACTGATAATGTTCCATGTGGTAGTTTGATTTTATTTTTCATAGTCCTATATTATCCTACTTGCTCACTATTGTCAACCTCTTTTATTACTTTTGTTTTATATGAATTGCCACCCCAATCTGTCCTAGTTTTTACCTCTACTTCTATCGGTGTTTCAAGAGCCTCGGTTCTTGGGTGTAATCCAATGAACTCATTCCAATGTGCAAAAGCAAAATCATTCCAACAACCTTGGCTACAAAAATGAGAGAACATAGTATTCGCGTTCCAATTATTTTGAGGAATTTTTCTAGTCCTTAAAACCTTTGAACCTTTGACACCTCTTATTCGATCTTGGGTGTGTGACTTATGACACTTTGGACCATGACACCAATTATAATCACTCATGCTTTATCTCTCTGTTTTTTTGATCGTATTAATGAGTTCCAAAAATAAGTTTGATTTTCTTTACCCATAATCATACTTGCCATTAGAACATCATGAATAGGGATTTTAACTTTGGTATTAAACATAGTTTCGCCGAAAGTTTTTTTAATCTTTGTTCTCATTTTTAATGACATCATTACGTTCTCACTTTCCAAGATTGAGACGCTGTTCTATAACCATGTGCGTCTAGGTCATAGTATACATAATATGGAACGCCTTTTTTAGATGTTCCGTATCTACTTTTTTCGTCATGCTTGCCACGTCTTGTTATATGTTTTTTATCCTTGTTTGAATAATAAACTATATAAAATGTTTTATTGTTTTCCATGTCTTTATCCTTTCGTTATGTTAGGGATATTATAGGATATCCCTAACATTGTCAATAGTTAATTTACAGATTGTTGCATTTGTTTTCTTGCAATCATAATCTTTTGTTCTCTTGTTAAAAGAACTTTATCTTCCAAAAGACTAGCCAGATTTTCTGGACTATAAATTGATAAAGCTAAACTAGAACTTTCATTTAACATTGTTTCATTTAAAACAACTCCGACTTTATCAGCAAGTGCCTTTGCTTGGTCAAATGTTCTGTAAGATTTTAAACCTAATCTTAAAGTTTTCATTTTGCCCTCAACGTAACTATACATCTGTTCATGTTCTTTAATTACATTTTCAGCACTTTGAACATACATCTTAAAAAACTCTAAAGTGCTTTGGTCAACTTTATAGTTTCTTGAATGACAATAAGAACTACCAATTACCCAAAGTTTAAAATCGTTTTCCCATTTTGCTTTAGGTGTAATGATAGACTTGTCATCATTTGAAGACGTTGAATAACCCAAAAATTTACTACATGCGCTTTCGTCATTATAATATTTTGGATTTCTTTTTGAGTAGTCATTTTCAATAGACAAATGATAATCGGGATTAAGACCTTTTGCTCTCATCTCATCACGATAATATGCTCTTGCAAATTTTCTACCCATGTCAAATCTTACATGAACTTCTTGATTGTCATTATACTCATCACCCTCATTATCAACTTTTGTAATTGGGTTCCGAACATAAAAACAATTATCTTCATATAAGTCACCACCACTATTGCCATACTTATTCTTCATGGCTCTAATTGTGTCAACGTCTTCCTGTGGTTGGTGAAACCTTACGACTTTAGTGATAGCAACTTTTGCTTGCTCTCTCATAATGTCGTATTGTTCTTTTGCCTGTACCAGTTTATCTTTTACTTTATCTTCATAAAAAGATTGAAACTGATCGGCAATCACTTTACGCTTGTCAGCGTTAAGTGTGATCTTCTTTTGTTTTTCCATTTTTTTCTCCTTTATTAATTTTTTATTTTTATCACTTGACAAATCATTTGTCAAGGAGTATATAGGATTAACTAAATTATTATTCTAAACAAGTAGTCAATTTAGTGGGACAACTTCTGGTTGTGCTGAGGAAACGGCAACGTATTCCATGTAGCAACCAGAACTGATCCCTGATCCATTGTGGGCGTTCTAGCTAGCGATTAGTCCGGCAATGGATCTGGGATCAGTAGGCACCGGATACGGTGATAAGCCCTGGTGCACCGGTAAACAATTGCCGCTGGGCTTCAACCCTACTGGTCGCCCTACCCCGCTGTGATGGGTCGCAAGGGCATGGTTGACATGCCATGGGCAAGAAAAGAATTTATGAGTAAACAAAAATTAAACGCAAAAGCCGGGGCCACTAGTATTAGAATATTAGTGAACCATGGACGTTGGCTTGAGGCCAACGGCTACAAGCAACAAGCCGCAAGCTGCAAGCGCCAGGCTGCAAGCTTGACAAGACAGGAATATAGGATTATAAGGGAGTATGAAAACAGAAGAAGCATTTAAAATAATTGGAGGTTCCCTGTCCAAGCCTAACAAGATGCCGGGCTGGTCAATTGGTATTCCTGCCAAGGAATGCAAGACTGGTTCTAAGCTCAGGAAAATAAAAAACTCTGTCTGCTATGACTGTTACGCGCTCAAGGGCTGTTACGTGTTTAAGGTAGTTCAGGATGCGCAATACAGGAGACTGAAAGCAATTAAAGACCCGCGATGGATTGAAGCGATGGCACACCTGATCAATAGTAAAAAGCCAGATGTGTTTAGATGGCATGACAGCGGCGACGTTCAGGATCTAGATCATTTAAATAAAATTTATGAAGTGTGCAAGCTCACGCCATCAAAGCGTCACTGGATGCCAACCCGTGAGGCATGGGTCAAGGACCATGTGAAGAGAGCGCCAGACAATTTAATAATTAGATTTTCCATGCCTATGATCGATCAGGAGCCCGCCGGCTCCTGGTCTCATGTGTCGACTGTAATTAGTAAAGACCAGCCGTGGTTTGGTGCAACGTCAAAAGCTTGTCCTGCTCCTAGTCAGGGCAACCAATGCAAAAGTTGTAGAATGTGCTGGGACAAAGAAATAAAAAATATATCTTACTGGGCTCATTGAAATGTTTAGACATCCAAGTTATTATAAAAAATTACGCGAGCGTAATAAATCTGACCGGGTCATTAGCGAGCGACAAGCGACGGCTGCAAGCGAGCGTGCACCTGGTCAGGGCCACAAGCGTCAAGCTTCAAGCACCAAGCCGCAAGCTTCAAGCTCCAAGCGCCTCGAGCCACAAGCCACAAGCATCAAGCCCCAAGCATAAAGGTTCAAGCTTCAAGCCCCAAGCATCAAGCGCCTTGATCCCTGAACCAGGGAACAAATAATACTGAACATGTTTCGCGGACCTTGGATCGAGGGCCTCGACCAAGATAAAACTGTTACGCGGATGCTTCACGTGGAACGCAATTTGGTGTGGTGAAAAACGGATCTTGTTACTCTTCGTAACTTTAAGTTCTACAGTGAAAAAGGTGCCAGAATCATTATAGCCCAATAGATCAGGAGTACCGGAAAGACTAAGATTTTCAAGTCTGATCCACGATATTTTAGGTATAGATTTTTTAATTTTTGCATATAATTTTCGCTCTGGTTTCAAGGTAACTAGGGCTTTCTAATTAGGTGTGTTAGGAGCGATAATTATCTTTTGACTCGTAGGTTTTAATACAACACGGATTGAATTCTGTCCAATAATATTTGACTCTTGCACTTCAATTTTTTTTACCTCTTCCAAATGTCCACCCACTTGCATATATATACGAGCGTTAGAGATTGCGTTACCTCTCTTACCGTCTGTAAACTGATCAAGATATTCTTGGAAGTGTTTTACGAACATCGTCTAATTCCTTTCTTAACTCTCCATTTAATTTTTGATGACTGTCATTGATAGCCTGCAAATCTTTTACTTTCACATAGGCATCTCCTAAATGACTAGACAAAAGATTTACTTCGGCCTTCAAAACCTCTATTTGTTTTGTTAAATCTAACTTTCCTCGATCGTCTTTCATTATTGACAATATAGGATAGTTACCTTAAATTGTCAACCATGGGTTTACCAAAAAGACTTACAGAAATGCAACAAAGATTCGCTGAGTTTTTAGTATTCGGTGATGAGACTGGGCCACTTACACAAACGGAGGCCGCAGTCAAAGCGGGCTACTCACCAAAACGTGCAAGGCAAGAAGGGTCAGAGTTATGCAATCCTAAGTTGTCACCACTTGTAGTTAAGTACATAGGACAGTTGAAAGAGGAGAGACTTAGAAAACATGAGGTAACCTACGAAGGACACATCGCAGAGCTTGCGAGGCTTAGAGAGGCTGCGTTGAAAAAAGGGTCTTTCTCGTCTGCTGTGAATGCTGAAGCAAACAGAGGCAAGGCAGCAGGATTATACATAGACAGAAAAATAATAAAAACTGGGAAACTAGAAGATATGTCAGAACAAGAATTAGAAGCAAAGATGAAACAAATCTTAGACGATTACGGACAGCTAATTGATGTGACTCCATCTAAATCTTCTGAATCTTCTTTACCCAAGCCCGAGGAATCATAGTACGATCCCCAAACACATAACCATCCTCATCCTTATCGTAAGACGCAAATAGTTTTACAGAATTTTTATCTTTAGAATATAACCAACCCTCGTTAACAGGTTTAGCCAATCTCATCTTATCAAACTCTTTGTTGGTAGCCCAGCCAGAGTCACTCGTGCAATCGACCCACTCCACTCTGACTTTAGGATAAGGTAACTCGGGAGTATTTATAGTGACGATACTTTTTCTTCTTTTCTTAGGCATAAACTCTTATAGCACGTTTGTATAAGGGATCTAGAAAGTTTTAAACAAATGGGACAAAACCAAAACCTTTCGCGGAAGGCCATTCTGTATATAGCCATAGGTGGACATTATTTTCTGTCCACCTAATCAAAAAGTGTCCCTAAAAGTGTCCACCCTAAAGTCAATAAAATCAACACTTCTAGACCAAAAGTACAAAAGTACACTTTTTTTTCAAAATTATTTTGCAAAAAAATTTTCAAAACTTTTTAGATCCCTTATATAAATTATTTTGCCTTATTTGCGCCATAATGTCGACTCATTGCTGACATTTTATCTTCAGCAGATGAAATTTTTCGTAACAATTCGTCAATTTCTTTTGTGATATCGACATGTTCCGGTATAATTATCGTGTTGTTAGACAGACAATCTATCTTATACTTGGCGTCAGCTAGCTCAGCTTTATACTTTGCCAACATAGTGTCATACATCTTTTGGTCCATTAAAGTCCTCCTCTGTTATATTTACTTTAGCTCTCTCTTTCTCGTCATGTAATAGGTCATAATACATGTCTAATCTTTTTAAAAACTTATGTTTTGCTTGCCTTAATTCTGCCCCATTTACTACAAACTCTTGATAATATAAGTCAGGAGTACATACCATTATTATGCCTTGTTCGATATTAGATCCGTGCACATAGTCATGTGCCATGGCATATGCCGCTATCTGCAGATAATAATCTCCTATCCACTCTTGCTTCTTTGGTCTGTTTGATTGTTTAAAATCTACAACAGTATCTTTGCCATTGTGTATGCAGACCAAGTCAGTAGACCCAGCGTAAAGCCCAGGATAATACAATGTAACCTCCGAGCCGTAATACTCTTCAACTGGCGTGAGACCCACGTCAATAACTTTTTGGGCCATGGCTTTCGCCTCTTGTCCGAGCCCTGTAAGATCATCGTAGCCAACGCCTGTGACGTGGCACTCCAGGAATTTGTGCATACTAGTCCCTCGCTTACTAGATAAATTCTTGATGCGTTCTGCTTCTTGTTCTCCAACTTTGGCCTTCCAGTCTTTGATAAATTGTTGATCCTTGGTCCGTCCTAATATAGTAGTGACGCTAGGAAGTCTAGTCCCATTCACATCATAGAGCCGTGTTCCGTGGTCCTCGATCCGTGTACTGTTAACGTAGGTGTATCTATTATTTTTTTTCATTATTAGGATAAATGTTAAAACTAAGTCCGTATCTAGGTTCTTTAGTTGTGTTTCGTTTATTACTATGAGCCAGAAAACTAGAGAAGAGTACAAAGTTTCCAACTTTAGACTCAATCTTTTCATCTAATTCTTTAAAATACAAAGACTGACTGTGATCACTTAACATGACAGCGCCAGATAAAAAAGCCGGCAAATGTCTATGTTCCATGGTGTAATGTGAAAAGGCCTCGATGTATCCCCACGCTTCTCTTAATTCATACTTATCACATTCCTTAAACTTATAAGAGTCTATTAAATCTAACATGGGTAATAGTATTTCAAAAAATTTATCGTCTTTTACAAAATATTCATAGTGTGTCATAGGTCCAATAACATTAGTCTTATAACTATTATTATTAGATTCACTCACACCTTGATTTATTCTCTCAATAAAATATTTAGCATCGATAGGTATATTACCTTTCACAAAAAAGTATTCACGATTCATTTCAGCTTTTATTAGTTTATTTATTTGAATCTCTTTTTTCATAGTATCTTAATACTTTTTTAGCTTTTAGTATTTTATTCTTTTCAAACATGTATGGTAGTATTTTTTTAATAACTTTCTGTGCTTGTCTATGGGTTAATTGCCAACGCAGTTGTGGTTTATATCCTTCTTTTCTAGGTTTAATAGGTATCAAATGACCTATGTTAAAAAATTTATATATTCTTTTAATTATTCGCATGTCAGTATTAGTTAATTCCATTCTAATAGTTGTACACGGGTATCTCTTCTTCATCACAGGATTATATTTTTTAATCTGTGAAAATGTTATGCAACCTTCCCCATCAAAAAAGCCGGCTACATATGGTAAACTTATCTCTTTCATATCTCTCCTATTATTTAAGTTGATTTATTATGTAGTAAATTATTAACAAAGCTATCAACACACAAAACATATTATAGAAAAACATACCTATACCAAAAGCAGTCGTCATAGTTTCTTTTTTAACTCCTTTAAATACTCTTCGTTTTCTTTATCTTGATTGTGTACAAATTTTTCCGCGTTATCGTCAGTTACTTTTTTAAATATCTCATCATACCTTTTACGATACAAATCGTTGGAAACCCTTGATTTTCCATCCCATTTTCGACCTGCATCTTTTTTATTTTTGTTCATTTTTTTTCTCTAAATATTTAGGTGCAGTTTCTTTTATTGAATTTAATGGTGCAGAATCATGCACGTTACCACTAACAGATATACGAGTGCAGTCTGTTTTATAAGGTGCAACCCAATGTTTTAGCCACGCAGGAAATATAAACATATCATTCTCCTCTGGAAAGAATGACATGTAAGTCACCGCATCTCTTGGTCCATCACCGTAAATAAATTGTATGCCACCAGGTCCACAACTCTTACCCTTGTATGCTTGATTTTCTTTTTTAAGTTCTTCTGGTATTTGTAAGTATGTAACAAAAGATAGTTTACCATCATGATCGTGTGGTGGATTAAATTCATTATTCTTTTGATAGTTTATCCACAAAGCAGTTAACGCATACTCTGGTTTTTTATCATAGGGTTTGTTAGTATAACTTTGAAAAGCTTGATCGTAAACTCCAATACACTGTGCAATGTTTGGCATCAATCTAGCTTTGGCTTCCTCACTATAACCTGTTTCGTGGTCCAAGATTCCTGCTAATTTATCCCTGAAGTCAGCTTTATTTTTCTCTCCTTCATCTAATAACATTTTTTTAAACTCGTCTGTGATACGCATTTTAACAACGCATGGTCCCCAGTTAAAAATATTTATATTTATTTTTTGTGTCATTCTAAGTTCATCACCTTTCTATATTCTTTTATACTGACCACTTTACCGTTTATAAATTTATTGTCAGCATAATGATCAATAATTTTTCGTATCTTATCTAATTTAACATGTGAATATGGTGCTATGTTACGGCAAACATAATACGCTTGTCTATACCCGCATCTCCATCTCCATTGCATCTTTCTACCAAGTTGACCTTTTCCTGGTTTCTTTTTGGCAACAGTGCCAGCGCCAGTCATTTCATGGACTAATCTTATAACTGATTGATCAGTCATATTAATTTCCATTCTTATCTCCCATGTTGGATAGGCTTTTTCAGCAGGCCTTCTTTGTTTCATTTTTCGCTTGTAGGTTACGCAACCCTCACCATCAAACAATCCCGCTACGTATGCTGCATCAGTTTTTTTCATGTGTAAATATCCATCTCAATGTTGATGTAGTTGGATCAAAGCTATCAAACTCAAACTTAGTGCAGTTTGTTAGAACCAGGACCGTCATCAATATCACCATCACTCTCAACTGTTTCATAAAATTCTCCTTCCGAATCACAATCCCAACATTGGTGGGTTGTATCACCAAACTCTAGTGTTGCGACTTTAACAAAACCATTACCCTTACATGTAGGACAAATAATTTTCTTCACTTTACTTGCCTTTAATTTTGCCATTTAACTTCTTTGCTTTCTCGTTTGCTATTGATTCTATCGTTTTAGATATAGATAATTTTGCATCGGGCAATAATATCTTCGACAACTTCTCTAAAATAGCGTATGTTTCTTTTGTTAGTGAAACATTTTTGTATTTACTCATGTCTGTCATGTGTTTCCTTTCATAATTTAAAAGATTAATATAGGTGATATTATAGGATTGTCAATGAAAATTTTGTTAACTTTAATCATGTGCTCTTTTACCACTAATGTATGCATAACACCATACGAAGTTCCAACTGCATTTGACAGTATGTATGATTGTTTGGTCAGAGGTTATGAGATGTCTATGGAAAAAACTATTGAAATAGGCCAACAAGAGGTTAATAAACACGGTATTTATATTAAGTTTCATTGTAAGGCAGTGCCAGAAGCTTGACAATTTTGATTATAAATGATAATGCGTGAGTATCTTCTCACCATTTACCTACTCCATTTTTTCCCTTATTAGTTAGTGGGGTAGGTGTTTCATTATTCCACATAACCAGCAAAGCTACTATAAACATATAGATAACTAACACTAAACCACTAGAAATAATTAATGTTAACATTGAATCTAGCTTGTGTGTTTGTGCAAGTTGTGCTGTTGTGTTCAATACTGCCATCAAAAATTAATATTTGATTTTCTATTGAAGGTATAAATTTATCTCCTATTTGTGTTCCACCATCACAGGTATTTAATGAAAAAACACAACCCGTATGTTTATATGGAAAGTCTGCGTGACTTGCGTGGTGATATAGTTTTTCTGTTCTTGGATACACATTAATCTTCATCCTTATTAAAGATTTAACCTTTAATTTTTCTAATAAAGGCACATACAATTGAAATAAATCACTATTTGGTTTGTTAGCAGTATATAATACATGCGTAAAATAACAGTCCTTTATTTTTTTATCCCCTACACCGGCTACGGTATCATTAAAGTAAAAACCCATGGTGCCCTCGTAAATAGGTTTTTTTAATTCTTTTAAATATTCCTTATCTAAAAAATCTTTTTTAATTTCCATCATTCACAAATAAAACCTTGTACAGTACCTCTACCATCATTTAAAACCCAACCCTTTGTATCAATATACGTTGATATTGCTTCTCTGTGGTCGTCCCCAAACATTAAACACTCATGCACTTCCATCGGTCTTGCCAAATCGTACTTCTCTTTTACTAACGTTCCATCGAACAGTAGTATTAGTATTATTAATGTTTTTGCCATCAGCTACCTTATCTATTTCTTTAAGGTTTGTCATGTCTCTTAGTACCCCAATTTATTGCACTTTTAAGTCCAGGTGCAGATAATTGCATATCAATGCCATAAGCTCTCCATGCAGATTTTATTAAATTTAATTCTAATAATAAAGTAGAGTATTGTTTTGTGCTACCACTTTTTACTTTTATTGTTATTACTTTCTCTTTCATATCTATAATATAGGATACTTAGGGATGTTTGTCAACGGCCTTGACCACGATATTTTTTTGTCATTCTTTTTGTATGTTTATTAAGGCTTTTCTTGTGTCTACCCGGTCTTTTCTTTGGTGTTCTAAACCTGTACGTGTTTACACCAAAAGTGCTTTTCTTTTTACTCATGAACCCAATCTTTTACGTATACTTTATAATCCGTGCTTGATGGCATGACTGGTAAATAAACTATTTTACCATTGATATGTTGTTGTAAATCTGTGCCACAATTTACACATCTAAAATAATCTGACGCTACACTTACTAACATTGTGACTTCACTACAAGAAGGACATTGTCCGTTTACAATCTCTGCGTTAAATCTTACTGAGTTTTTTTCTGTCATATCTTTTTTTATTCTTTATAACTTTTTTCTTGAAGTGTCGCAACTGTCTTGCAACCGGGTTACGTTTTTTATTTGGCTTTTTCATTTA